CTCCTCGAAGGTCCCGAGGAAGCCCCCCGCGCCGTCCATCACGTCGCCCGCGCCCCCGAAGAGCTTGCTGAAAATGTCGAGGAGCCCGGCGAAGCCCTTCAGCCCCTCGCCCTGCACGTTGAAGCCGAGGTTCAGCATGATCTCCTCAGCCGCCGCCTTCGACGCGAGCCGGATCAGGAGGTCCGTGAACATCTGATCGATCCGGCCGTTGCCCTGGAGGACGTTCTCGAAGATGCCCTGGATCCCGTTCGTCAGGTCCCGGGCCAGGACGTTCTTGGAGAGCAGCGCCTGGTCCATGTCCCCCTTGGCCTTCGCCACGGCCCGGCCGTACGTCTCCCAGGTGATCGCGCCGCCAGCGAGTAGCTCGTTCATCTGCGTGAGCGTGTCGACGTAGATCTCGGCGGGCGTGCGCATGGCGTCCGTCACCCGGACGCCTTCCTGCATCATCTCGTTGTAGCGGCGGGCCGCCTCCGCCTCGGCGTCGGTCTTGGCTCGCAGGTCGTCGACGGCCTGGGCCGCGGCCTTGAACCGGGCGATCCACTCGTCCTGCTCGCCGGGCGTGAGGTACCCGAGCGCCTCCCGGAACTTGCTCGAGCTGATCTTCGCGACCGTCTCGCTGACCTTGGTCCCGTCGAGCTTCACGAGCGCCATCTGGAGGGCGTCTGCCTCGGCGCGCATCATCTCCAGCGCCTTCCAGTATTCGTCGACTTCCTGCGACGATCCGCCGATCGAGCTCGGGATGATCGGCGCGGCCTTCTTCGCCGTGCTCCCCACCCCGTGCTCGACCGTCGCGTGCTCCGGGCCCCAGATCATCCCCTTGCGCTTCTCGTACAGGGCGTCGAGCGCCTTGAAGTCCTTCGCCAGTTCCTCGTTGATGAGCTTGATACCGGCGAAGTCGCCGCGGCCCGCGCTCGCGATCATGGCCCCGATGCCACCCAGCCGGGTGCCGAGCATCATGAAGGAGTGCTCGACCCACAGGGCGATCTGCGCGCCTCCCTTCAGGACTTCGGTGAGACCGATCGTGCCGTCGCGTAACCGCTCCGCTCCGGTCGCTCCTTCGGTGAAGCTGTCCACCAGGTTCTTGAACGCCGGCGCCACGCTCGCCGCGACCATGGCCCCGAGGGCCGATGCGCTGCCCTGTAGCCGCTTCGTCGTCTCGACGAACTCGTCCGCTCCACGGATCACGTCCTCGGTGAGGATCTTCCCGGCCCGCTGCGCTCCGTCGGCGAACTCGTCGATCCCAGCGCGGCCCTTATTCAGGAGCGGGATCAGCTCCGCTCCAGACTTGCCGAAGATCATCATGGCGAGCGCCGTCTTGCCCGCCCCGTCCTCCATCCCCACGAACGCATCCGCGACGTCACCGAACACGTCGTTGACCTTGCGGAGGCTCCCGTCCGAGTTGGTCGCCTCGATCCCGAGCGCCCCGAACGCCTTCGCCGCGTCGCCCGAGTCGGCGTCCGCCTTCTGCATGTTCCGGGAAAGCTTCTCCAGCCCCTTCGAGAGCCCGTCCTGCCCCAGGTCCGACATCTTCGCTGCGACGGCGAGACGCTGGAACTCCTCGACGCCCATGCCCGTGGACTGCGCGAGCTTGCCCATCCGGTCGGCGGCCTCGGCCCCCTGGTGGATGAACTCGTAGAACTTCTCCGCGCCGTGCATCACCACCTCGAACTCGAGGAGGTGCGCGATCCGCTTCCCAGCTTCAGCGGCGGAGGCGGAGAATCCCTTGATCTCGTCCTGGCTCTTCTTCACGCTCTGCGAGAACTTCGCCGAGTCGAGCGAGAGGGAAACGAGCAGGTCTGCAAGGCTCTGAGCCATCACCTACCCCCTGACCGTACCGCCGAGCGCGGCCACGATGCGCTTGGCGAGTGACATCGGCTTCTCCGGGATCCGCTTCGGCATGAAGTCGATCGCCGTGAGGCGCGATCGGGCGAACGAGTTTGCAACCGTCGCGCACTGGAGGGCCGTCCGTTGGTCCTCGACCTCGCAGCCGAACGGCTCCAGCTCGTAGTAGGCCGCCCACTCGGCGAACTGCTCGGAGGAGATCTCCGAGAGCATCCGATCGACATCGACGCGCCCGAGCTGGGCGGCGAGCCGATATGCGAATCGGCGGCCCGGGCGCTCAATCAGTTTCCCTTCAGCTCGTCGGCGTCCTTCTGCCCCAGCACGTTGAGCTTCGCCGCGACGGCGAACACCCGGGAGAGCGCCGCGCCGGACTTCCGCTCGAGCGCCGCGACGTCGTCGGGCGTGAAGAGCGGCTCACCGGCCTCGTCCACGAGGCAGGAGGCTACGAGCATCGCGCTCGGGGAGACGCTCCCGGGATCTTCCCGGTTGCGCATGAGCGCGAGCTGCCACCGGTCCCGCTGAAGGGCGGACATCGTGCGGACGATGACGGTCCCGCCCCACTCCGGCACCTCGACGGACTCCTGCCGGCGATCCTCGGCTGCGAGGATCTGCTCCTTCGTGAGCATGGCCATGGACTAGGTCTTCCAGGTCCAGGTGGGCGCGCTCGTGAGCTTCAGCTTGATCGACGCCTTGATCTGCGAGTCGACCGAGGCGTCCACGCCGTACTCGGTCACGATGGCCACGAAGGCGGCCGTCGACGGGGTGGTGGCGTCGTCGGTGAGGAGAAGCTTGAAGTTCCGCTTCGTGCCGGCCGCGAAGTCGGTGTGCAGGCCCTGGTGACCGGTGTTGTTCCCGATCAGGTTCAGGTCGAAGGAGATCTCGCCGCCGTCCTTCAGCCCCGGGAGGTACTCCCGGACGGTCGAGTCGAGGCTCGTCACGTCGATCGTCTTCCGGGTCTCGGTCGGGCCCTTCAGCCCGAGCACCTCGGCGACGGTCGTGAAGACCTCGCTCGTTGCCCCGTCGCCACGCTGAAGCTTCACGCCCTGGGACTGCATCGCGCTGCTCATAGATCGCTCCTTTTCCACATCGAGAAATCGGCAACTACCCGGTGCAACATCGCTTCGTCGTCGTATGCGTCGTGCCCCGAGAGGCGCGCGCAGGTGAGGGAGGCTGTGGTGTAGCGGGACAGGACGGCGGCCACGCGGCGCGCCAGCTCCTGCGCCGAGGCGTAGGCCTTCGCGTAGCAGTCCACCTGGATCCGGGCCTGCGCCAGACTGGCGCTCGCGCCTTCGAGCGTCTGGATCGATGCGTCGTCCACGACGTGGTAGACGACGAACGGCTGCGCGACGCCCTGGGGGGCCACGTCGGGGAAGATCTTGACGAGCCCGTTGGCGCGGACCATCGCCGCCACCTGGTCATCCGCGGAGAGCAGCCCGTAGAGGGCCTCGCCGAAGGTCACGACTCCCCCGGGTGCTGCTTCTTCATGGCCCGCTCGACCTTCTTGCGCAGCTCGGACTGGAGGACGTTGAGCGCCTCGAGCTTCTTCGCGTCGATCGCCCGCCGGATGAACGGGTGCGCGTGGGTCCGGCTCGCGCCGAACTCGACCAGGTGCCAGTAGCGGCGGGGCGTCGCGATCGAGAGGGTGACCCCGTGCTCCTTGCGCAGCTTGCGGAGCATCCGGCGCACCTTCGAGGGGAGCCGCTTCACCTGGATCCCGACCGTGGCGACGACGTTCTGCCCGATGTAGCCCGCTGCCTTCGTGGTGAGCGCGAGCGCGTCCCGGAGGTGCGGCCCCTCGGCGTCGCTCACCGGGACGAGCCGCTTCGCCTCCTCCAGCACGGGGGCGAACGACTTGCGGGCCGCGGACCGGAGAACCTTCAGCCCGGCGACCTCGCCGAGGCAGATCAACTTGGCCTCGAGGTCCGCGAGGCCTTCGACTCGGATCTCCGCGCTCACTCGCCGCCGATAGCGCCCCGGGGCGGAGGAGTGCAAGTTAGGGCGGCTCGCCGACGAGCTCTTCCGCCGTGAGCACCATCTCGGCGCCGCGGTAGGAGATGCCCCGAGGGAGGTGCACGTCGCGGATGTCGTACACCCGCTCACCCCAGACCACGCGCATGTCGGGGGTGACCCCCCCGACGAAGCGCAGCCGGAACCGGGTGGGCTGCCGTGCGAGCCGCTGCTCGCCCGAGAGGCGCTCGCGCCCGGGGAACTGCTCTACCCCCGCCCACGTCTCGGCGAGGAGCTCCCAGGTGTGCTCCGGCTCCCCGGAGGTGTCCTGGGTCGTCACCCGCTGCTCGATGCGGACGCGGTGGCGCATCTCGCCGGCGCGGATCGCCATCAGCCCACCGTATCCAGGCGGAACGGGGCAAGGAGCGCGTCCGCGGCGAACTGCACCCGCGACACGGTCGCGCCCACTACCTCGGATTCCCGGTGCTCGTAGAGGTCGGAGATCATGATCAGCATCGCGGCCCTGATGGACTGCGGGACCGCGGTCCCGGCGCTGCCGTAGCCGGCCACGAACCGCACCCGGATGGCGTTCAACTGCTGGCGGGCGGTTGGCCAGAGGAGCCCGTACGCCGGGGCGATTCGGCCCGGCTCGCTGTCGGTGTCCACGATGTAGGCGGACGGGGAGAGCGTCTGTAGGACGCCCGCGTCGTCGACGTACTTCACGAACTCGACCGACTGGAGGCGGCCCTTCATGAGGTCGATGGCGGACCGGCCGTACAGGACGCGCTCGAAGTCCATCCCGATCCCGGCGAGCTGCGGCGTCGGGCGGGAGACGTTCACGAGCACGCGCGGCCAAGCGTCGAGCACCAGGTCCCAGGTCTGCGTGATGAGGGCGCGGTTGATGGTCTCCTCGACCCACGCGCGCACCGCGGAGATGAGCCCGCCCACGTACACATCCCCGCGGTCCAGCTCGAGGCGGAGATGCGCCTGCGCCTCGTCGAGGCTGAGCGGCTCCACCGGCGGAGGGGTGACGAGTGCGTAGGCCACAGGGGCGCCTCGGAGAGGTGGTGAGCGGCCGGTCGGGATTCGACCGGCCGCCCACCGAGGGGACTACTGCGGCTGGGACCGGGCGTCCCCGAGGACGGCGGCGGCGGCGATGAAGCCGCCGGTGGTGGCGCCGGCCTGGGTCACCTTGACGCGCGAGTACCGCTTGGGGCCGCGGTAGCCGATCTTCTTGGTCTTGCTGCCGTCGGTCGCGGCGAACGTCGCGTCGGCGATCGTGCCGATGAGCTCGTCGGCGGACGTGACGGCCGCCTCGTCGCTCATGTTCGACTCGTCGCCGGCGAAGACGGCCGGGGTGAACGTGCCGTCGGTGATGACGCCCGTCTGCATCACGTGCTCGACGGACTCGAAGCCGGCGCTGTCGATGGTGGCACCGGTGGTGACGGCGTTGGCCGTCTTCACGGCGGCGGGGACGATGCTGTGGAGCACCTTGATC